TTAACCATTTTTCTCACCTGCCTTCTCTGCAAACCAACGCCTAATCTCGCCCATTTCATCCTTTGTCAGGGCTTTGCCGTCATAAAGCGTTGCCAGAAAGGTTTTTACGGAACCTTCATACAGTGCTTCCAAAAAACTCTTTGCTTCAAGGCTTTTGTATTCCTCCAACGACATACGAGGCTCGTAGATATTCGCCCGCCCCTGTTTTATTGAAGTCAGAACACCTTTTTCAACAAGCCTTGCCAGAAAGGTTGCTATGGTTTGCCCTTTCCATTCCTTGCCCTTTTGCTGTGCAAAAATGTCAAGCAGTTCACTGGATGTCATCGAATGGCAGGAAGCCCAAATGATTTGCATCACTTCCATTTCAGTTTCCGATAGTTTTTTAAATTTGGTCATGGTGCACACACCTCTCGATTCATTGCAACACGTCTATGACAGTTTAACTACATCTATGTAGTGATTCCATCTTACTACATTACTGTAGATTATGTCAAGGGAAATCAAAAAATTATGGCTCATAACTTGCTTCAAAATCGAAATCACCATTTTAAATGCACGCTGACGCAAAGCTCCCTCACGCCAAACAACATGCATACACAACCTGCTTAAGCTATAAAAAAATCGCAAAGCATATGCCTACGAGCTGATTTTGTCCCTTTATGCTTCAACCTCAGTGCCCTCTTTAAAAACAAACACCAACCTGCCGTCCAGCATTACCTTGACCTTCTCGACCGCCACCGTCCACAGCTTATTGTCGAATTCCTCTAAAATAAGCGGGCGTGATTCAATGCCCTTGATAAAGTTTTCAAGCATCAGAAACTTGTTCTGGCGCTCACACTTGAGCTTTTCCAGTTCAGCAACCCGCTCCATGGTCTTGTTGTGCCGCTCCAGATAGCTGTTGTTGCGCTCACTCCACTCATCTTGATTGGTAGCTACACGAGCGTTTTCATAGATTGCCTTTTTGGAAAGTTCGAAGACCACTTCAATTTCCCGCCTAAGCTCCTCAAGTTCAGCGTCAATCTCTGTGCAATCACAAAGGATACTCTGGGAGAGACGGCAGTTGGCGATTAGTTCCTCCCGGCATTCCTTCAACGAGTTGAAAGCTTCAATAAACTTCTGTTTAACCTCATTCTCAGTGATATGGGGAGTCGAACATTTCTTATCACCCTTATATTTCTCATTACACCGCCAAATGGTGCGCCGGTATTTGGTGTTGGATCCCCAAACCTTGGGACCATAATAGCCCCCGCATTCACCGCAGACTATCTTTGCCGAGAAAGGGCTTTCACAACTTAAGGGCCTACCGATTTTTTTCCTACGCTCTATTTCCGCCTGCACCGCATCAAACTCATTCGGGTCGATTATTGCCGGGTGGCTATTTTGAACATAGTACTGTGGAATCTCCCCTTCATTAATTTTCTTGGCTTTATTAAGAAAATCTATTGTGAAGGTTTTTTGTAAAAGAGCATCCCCTTTGTATTTTTCGTTGGATAGAATGCTTTTTACCGTAGCAACCTGCCATTTCTTTTTACCGCCCGGGGATAATTTGCCTTTTGTTTCTAAAAACTTAGCAATCGCCGATGGCGTTTTGCCCTCTATGAATAGCCGGAATATAATTCGCACAACATCCGCTTCGGATTCCACAATTTCCGGCAGGCCGTCCTCACCCTTTTTATAGCCGAGAAATTGGCTGTATGGCAGGCTGACCTTTCCATCTGCCATACGCTTGCGCTGCCCCCATGTGACATTTTCGGATATGGAGCGGCTTTCCTCCTGTGCAAGGCTGGACATTATCGTGATGAGAAGCTCACCCTTGCTGTCCAGCGTATAAATATTTTCTTTCTCGAAGTAGACCTCCACGCCTTTCTCCTTAAGCTGACGCACCGTTACAAGGCTGTCCACAGTATTTCTGGCAAAGCGGCTTACTGATTTTGTTATAATTAAATCTATCTGCCCGGCCAAAGCATCTGCTATCATCTGGTTAAATCCGTCACGTTTCTTGGTATTGGTAGCGCTGATACCTTCATCTGTATAGACCTTAACAAACTCCCAGTCTGCACGCTCCTTAATAAACTTAGTATAGTAGTCCACCTGTGCCTCATAACTGGTCAATTGCTCCTCGCTATCGGTGGAGACCCTGGCATAAGCCGCAGCCCTTCGTTTAGCAGTCAGATTATTATTTTGGGCTGAATGTCGCTTAGGGGTTGCCGGTATTATTCTTACATTTACCGCCATTGTTCCTTCACCCCTTTCACTCTTTCACGCGCAGCCTGCCGCATTTCACAAGTCCAGCTTTCCCTTCGTGACCTGTCCTGCCAGACTTTTTCAACTAAATGTCCATCGCAAAACACAAAGACCAGCTTATTGAACTCGGGCACCAGGATTTCTGTTATCTTTTCCTTGAAGATATTTTCATCAAATTCACTAAGGCCGAGAACATCGGTAGCTGCCTCATAAAGTATATTTTCGGGTATTTGCTTTGCCTGGCAGGCGGCTTTACCCTGTTCCAAGTATGTTGAGCACTGCCAGGCTGGCTTTCTGTTCCCGGCTTTTCGCTTATATTTCTTACCACAGTTTTCGCATCGAATAATTCTGCTAAAGGGGTAACAGTTATGCTTATCACCCTTTGCACCGTAAAGCTTGCGCCGTTCTTTTAGGACCTCCTGCGCTCTTTCAAAAGTTTTCGTATCGATAATGGCAGGATGTGTGCCTTCCGCAAAATACATGGGTAATTTGCCTTTATTCCATACCAGCTTTTTTGTTAAATGGTCTGCTACATACTTTTTTTGAAGCAAGGCGTTTCCTGTATATTTTTCATTCTTAATAATTGCAATCACTCTTTCGCTGTTCCAATCCCCATCCCGTATGGTAGGTATGTTCATTTCTTTTAGCTTCACCGCAATCTTGCTGCCGCCCATGCCATTTATATAATCTTCAAATATCATGCGAACAATAGCCGATTCTTCAGGGTCAATTTCAACCTTGCCCTTTTCTATTTTATAACCAAACATGAACCGCAGATTGGCCAGTTCGCCATTTTCAAACTGCTTACGGATACGCCATTTGCAATTTTCACTTACTGATCTGCTTTCTTCCTGGGCGTAGCTGGCAAGAATGGTCAGCATAAGTTCCCCATCGCCGCTTATTGAGTGGATATTCTGTTCTTCAAAGTATACATCCACACCTAATCCTTTCAACTCCCGCACCGTTTCCAAAAGGTCAACGGTGTTCCTGGCAAAACGGGAGATGGACTTGGTTAGCACGAGGTCAATTTTCCCAGCATGGCAATCTTTAATGAGTCGCCTAAACTCCGGGCGGTTGTCTTTAGTTCCGGTTAGTGCTTCATCTGCATAAACACCGGCATAGATCCAGCCCGGGTTTTTTTGAATATATTCACTGTAATGGCTAACCTGTGCAGCAAGGGAATGAAGCATTTCTTCCTTGCCGGATGATACTCTTGCATATGCTGCTACCTTTGTCAGTGAGGGCATTTCCATAGTTGTCTTTTCCATTTTCGTTACAGTTCTCTTCAATTTTAGTACCTCCTTTCCAGTTACATATATCACTCAAAAACCCACTAATAGCAAGCCTTATAGCGATATATGCTGCCTAAAGGGAGGCCATATTTCTCTGCAATAGTTTTCTCGACTTTTACCAAATCTTCTTCCGAAATGATGCCCTGATCAAACCATTCAAGAAAGATTGATATGGCAGCACGATAGTGTATAATTGCCTGTTCTCTCATCAAAACCGCACCGCCTTTGACTTGCCATAACAGGCCCGGGAGCAGTATTTGCGTTCTCGTTTTCCATAGCTTTCAAAATCTTGACCACAAGCCTGACAAGTAAATGCACGGACGGCTATACGGTTTATTTTTTCCGGATGACTATTCCACCACGCCATACGGCACTTATTTGAACAGAACCGTTTTTGCTTCTGACCTGCGATCTGCTTTAGCGGTGCCCCACACTGGTTACAAGTCCCATCACTTTCTTGTTTAGTTCCTGCAGAAGCAACTCCGCCTAAATTGTTTCTGCGGCAAAATGATTTAATTGTGTTTATTGAAATCCCGAGAACATCTGCAATTTTAGAGTAACTTTCACCGTTTCCACGAAGTATGGCAATTTGCTCTTTTTGTAAGTTGTTCATCGATACCCCCCTTTTGGGGTCAAAAAAAACCCTCACTATCCACAGGACAGTGAGGGAAATTTGGCAACCGATGAACACTGTTCTATTCAGTTTTAATAAAAGCATCAGAAAAGCCCGCCTCTTTTGCCCTAGCAAGCTGGGCTTCAGCATTGGCTTTAACAGTATACGCACCAATTTGAACACGATAATACTTCTTTTTCTCTTCGGTAGGCAATTTATTAGTTTCATTAAGCAATTTCTTCACATCTGCCCGGAAGGTGTCCATGCTCTTACCGTGCCTGGTAAACCAATGTCTAGGATCAGCACTATTGGATGCGATCCCTCTCTGGTGCCCTTCATAGTGGCCGATGATATCTCTTTCAGTAAGGTTATAGAACTTACAAAGATACACGCACAGTTCTACAGCTTCTTTGTAGACCGCATTAAAGTACGAGGAGTCGGTCAAACCGTCCTCGCAGATTTCAAAGCTAATATGGGTGTTGTTAGCATCCCCTCCTGCATGCCAGCCCCGGTGCTCCCAAGGTAAAGTCTGATAGGTGGCAACTGAACCATTTTTGAGCTTTCCGATGAAAGCATGGACACATACTTGTCTCCCCCCTGGTCTATCCTGATTCCAGTGATTGTTGTACCGGTTTACACCTAAAAGCCCATCGTCCGGGCCAACATATCTCCGAAGGTTAGGATTATTCGCCCCGGTAGAGTGGACCATGATGCCTTTTGGTATTATCTTTCTACCCGCCTTATAGCAAGCATTATTGGTGAGAATTAGTTTTCTTAGATTCATTTACTCTCACCACCTTCACGAAGCTGAGCCAAAGCATTCTTTAGCTTTTCCGGTATAGGCAGACCAATATTTGATGCGTTTTCTAAGATGCTGACCCCTTCATTAGATAGATAGAAAAAGATTACCGCCGTGCGAACAGCGCTGCCATCGCCAAGGATCTGGCTGTCAATGGTGTGGGCCACAGCGACAAGGGTGAAAATCATGACCTTCTTAAAAATTCCCCTAAACCCAACATCACTGGAAAGCCTCCTCGCAAGGATAGCCACCATGACGCCGGTTAAATAATCCACTGCCACAAAGGCCACCAGCGCATAAAGGAAGCCGTCCCACCCTCCCAAAAAGTAGCCGATATAGGCCCCCAACCCGCTAAAGATTAATTGAATCGTTGTCCAGGTTTGCTTCATAATTCATTCATCTCCTCTCATTGTTTGCATAAAAAAAACACCCCATGTTTGAGGTGCTGTCATAATTAACCCGTTAAACTGTTGATTAACTCCCACAAAAGAATAAGCGCCCGTTATATTGATTGCTTCCAGGTACCGTCCACCTTTACCCATCCGCCAATGCCTGGCTTCCACCCTTCGGCTTTGCGGATCTCTGTTTCTGCCGGTTTCCATGCACCTGCCACTTTCGGCCATAAAGTAAAGAATGAGTACCCGCCATAAAAGAAACCTAAATCGGGACGGGCATCCGAAACCCCAAAACCCGATGAGGTGGGGGTCCTGCCGATAATCCCGGTAGGAGGCCCCTGGGAGCTGGTCCAGGTAAGCATCTGAAATACCCCCAGTTCGGTTGCTACCGGTCTCCAGGCGGAGAAAATATTCTCCTTGGACAGCATATCATTGACATCGAAATAGCCCACAGCGGCCATGGAAGCATTGGCTGTATCCGCTGCTCCCATGGCGATCATGTACCACTGTCCCGGAATAACCTGGACCGGTTCAATGTTGATGGTTTGCCGCCGGCCCACTTCGGTCATTAATTGATACCGCAGCAGTTCCTGGGGCACCCCTGTTTCATTGCAGGTATAAAAAGCGATGTAGACGCCCGCACCCAGCATGATGGCAATCCCGCCAATTAGGGAAGTGATGGACAGTGGCCGGGAAAAGGTGAAGGCATAGGCCCGGTATAAACTAACAGTGCCGCTGGTGGGAGGCGGCTGATCAGGCGCATAGTCCGCTGTCAGGAAACGACCCGTGGTTGGCCCTTTTACCGGCACACAGAACACGTCCCCGGGATAGATCCAATGAGGGTCCGTAATATGGGGATTGGCAGCAATTAGCTCCGATAGGGGGATGTTGTAGCGGGCAGCTACGGTCCACATCCTGTCGCCATAGACCACTGTATAATTTGCGCCCCATCCGATGGGACAAGAACTAGGAATTCTTCCCACTGCACTTCACCACCTTACTCCCGATACTTTAACCAGATATTGCCGTCTACGCCTACAGTGGGATCCGGATCGTCTGGTGAAATGAAGATACATCGTTTTTCGCACACATGAAGCGGCGACCACCTGACAGTTGCCCGGTATTCAACAAAGGTTTCACCCAGAGCAAACACCCTCGGTTCTTCCCCCACACCACCGCTGTCTTCCGTCCATTTCCCCTGCTGGCTCTCGTCATCGGGAACAGCCCAAACGTACACTGTCCTGTCAAAACGCATAGCAAACCCCAGCCGCCACGTGTTCCTGGGGCCATCCGGGCTGTCAGCAATCTGGATCACACCAGTTCCTTCTTCCTGGTTCACCCATAAGACCATAGCAGGCCTTGCGATAACAGCCGCAATACGGTAGCTGGAACTCACTTCAAAGGAGTACGGATTCTCAGTTACACTCTCAATCGTCCCTGTCTGCTGGTCAACAATCAACCAGCGCTCGAAAGTAGCACCTTCCGGCAAAGAAGCACTTTCTATCTCAAGCGTAACATTCGCTCCGCTGGCGTAGGAGAAGACCCCTTCACCCGGTTGGATGTTCACCGGTGCATCCAGTTCAATATCATCTATGGTCATCACCACTACCTCAACTGCGTACTCCTCATAAGCAAAGGTAAAACTGCGCGTGATACCATAGGCAACCACCTCCCGTTGACATTCCTGGTCATACGCCTTGGCATAGGCTCGATAATAATACCGCTGGTCATATGGGTCTCCCACCGGCTGGTCAAAAGCAGCACTAAATGATCCTTTTCCGCCGGTTCCCGCCCAGATCTGCCCTTCATTGGAGCTAAGCGTTGGGTTGGAAGTGTAAGCCCAGACAAATCCACGCTCCACGCTGCCAAACTTGCTGGGGTCCAGGATTTCCCCCTGTAAAAAGGCGCTATCTTCTGTCACATTCGAAGGGGTACGGGTGCGAACATCAATAGCACCCGCTGTTGAAGCAAACCTTACCTGGGACGACTGGTTGCTATCCATAATATATAGCCTTGGCGAAAACCCTTCACCATCACCCGTCCAGTTAACCAGGCTGTACCATTTGCTGTCACTCCGGGCAATCACCTGCACTTCGTCGCCTTCATTAAAGGTTTGCTCAAAAGGCAGCCCGGCATCTTTCCAATCGGAAGTAAAAGCCTCCTGAGCGCCTTTAACCGTCACAAAGCCGCCGATGGCACCTGTGAGGCCAAACCGATAGTCCGCCGAGTATCTTTTGGCACCGACCCTTTTAGCCGTAAAAACCACCACATTGTCTGCCTGCTCCGCCTCCCAGCCCGGGTAATCCGCCCCTGCAATCTTCACAGCCACCATCTCAGGGATATCTCCCTCTTCTATTTCAACGGAATAAATCTCTGTATCAAGGATCACTATGACTTTACCGCTGGCCGATGCGCCTTCCTTAATGGTTAGGGTTGATTTCTCCGGCCGATCCTCGCCGGTATGATAGCGGTAGCGAATTCCGGCAGGGCCGCAGCTTGACGGATGCTCCGTAATGGTCAAAGTGTAATCTTCCCCTGTATCATCCTCGATGATGGGATTTGCGGGGAAGAAGATCCATTCCCGGGTACCCTCATCATAGCGCCATTCCCCTTCTTCCTCCTGCACAACGCCCTCCCGGCTGGTTTCTGTAAAGGCTATGTCAAAGGGTTTATCCCCTACAATAACAGAAGATAAGTGCTCCGGCTGCAGGGGCTTATATGTGTACCGCTGTAATAGTTTCTGGGTATCAATCCCCAGCTCCGTGTCCTTTACCTGCACCACCTTGCCGATGTCCAGTTCAAAGTCACGCCCCGGATACAGTTCTTCAATACCATTGATGCGTTTCAATTCGGCTACGGATAAACTGTAGGTGGTTCTGGGCAACTGCCTTTTCTCCAGATACTGATCGGTCACATAAACAAAATTGTTCCAGACCCTTATATCTCCGAAATTGACAAAGCGTACCCTTTCTTTGCGATACAAGGTTCTGATCTCTGGACCGGCCTGCACAACTCTTTCTAACGGAACTCCATCCACCTGGCCGCCCGTCGCATACAGGGTGGTGATCACATCGGCATCGTCTTCATGCTTTTCAATGGCGGCGTTGGTGACGGCATACTCCAGCACCACTGCCGAAGTCGGCGGGGTTGGCCTAGGCGGGATAATTTCCACCGTAAAATCATTTAAGCGGTAGTGCCCTCCAAAGACCTGAAATATTCGCTGGAAGGCTGTAAACCGGCTATCGCTGGCACTGTAATCGATAACCCTGTCAATCTGGTAGAAATGGTTCTCTTTGTCGGTGGCCAGCGTCACAAATCCCGTATTCCGCAACACATAATTCACATGATCTTGAATCGTTGACCTGGCAGTAGTGTCATGGGGCATGTTTACTCTCTCAATTTCAAAGAATATATGGGAACAGGTGACCTGAAGCAAAGGAATTCCGTCGCTCTGCCGCACCGGTCGAATTTGCTCGATGGCAAACTTCTGACCCTCTGTTTCAATGTAGCGGCCGCGCCTGATTTCCTCCCATCCTGTCACACCAACGGGCAGGGTAAACTCCACCCCGTAATGACCGCTCAACTCTTTAGTGATGATCAGGTCAACAATCTCCGTATTATCTAGGATGGCGATTTCTGAAAAGTTAGGCCGTAGGATTTTGATGGCTTCGTATGGAACCGGCATTCGCTCTGCAACCGTAACCTGACAGGTGGCCGTATAGCCTCCGTCCTTCGAAATAGCGGTAATAGTGGCTATGCCTTCCACATGGCCCCGGATGGTTCCCCGTTCGCCGTCGCCTACCACTGATACCACCGCATAGTCACTGGTCGACCAGATCACATCCCGGTCAGCAGCATCTGGCGGGCGAACTGTTGCCTGTAACACTGCCAGACTGTCTCGCGTCAGGTGAATGGAGGCGGGAAAGACAGAAATGCCGTTAGCCGTTGTCCCCACAATGATAAAATCGCTTCCGGGTACCTGTTCCCTGGATTCAATCCCATAGCCCTCAAAATCGATGATAATCGGTTCGCTGATTTCCACCTGAAAGCCAAAACTGCTTAAATAAGCCTTCTTTAGTGCCTCATATGCCTGGTCAATCTGAGTACCAATATTTGTAACGCAGGGCATCCTGCCTTCATACCCGGCCTTATCGACCTGAAAGGCAACGCCTGTAGCGACAGATTTAGCCGCATTTATCATAACTTCGACTACTATACTGCTATCAACGATGGCGGTTACACCAACAGTACTGGCATATCCTTCACAAGAAATATAGTATAAAATGTCTTTGGGTTCTAACCCGGCAAATTCTACCTCGCCATTACTGTCTGTAACCAGACTTTCAACCAGAACCGAAATTCTAACAGCACCGTGGCCTTCACTAACACCGGTTTCTGTATAACCATCCAACACAGGGACTTTGGGGAAACTTTCTTCACCCCCAACATCTTCCATATTAGCTCCTTCTAGTACAGCGCCAATATAAGAAGAACCGCCGCCTGCACTGTCAAAGTTGGCGGCAGCACCGCCATACCACCCTGCACCGCCGCCGGGATAATATGCACCATAACGACTGCCGCCCAAACCAAACCCGCCGTTTCTATCTCCAATACCGCCTTTGGTTTGCTTGCCGCCAGCATCACTGTTATAAGTTCCGGGTTCACCTTCCAAGCCACCGCCAGCCCCAGCAACACCGCTACTATATGCTCCACCGCCACCGGCGGCAACCATCACCCTGTCCGTTAGTGCCATGCCGCCAATGCGAATATCAGAAGCACCACCACCGGCACCGCCTCGCGAGCCGCCTGCCCCGCCGCCATTGAAACCACCATTTTCGGCATCGCCATCTGCTGGGTAACCGCCCACATACACATTGAATGTCGTTTGCTCAGTTAAAACAATTTTTCCTTTTGCATAACCACCTTTTCCGCCAGCTCTATCATAACCTGGGCGATAACCACCTTCTGCACCCCACAACTCAATGAAGTAGGTGCCGGGGTCAAGGACAACCTGTTGAACCGAGCCGTCTGTTCCATCTGTTCCGTTGTAACTTAAATCGTGAATTAGTTCATAGAGACCAACAACTGCTCCTTCAACATAATCTTGTGGAACACGGTCATCCTTAATTATAAATTTGGCGTTATAGCTCATATAATCACCTACTCCACATCACTATGTTCAATTCCTGCCTCTAGATCATCAATCTCAGCACGGGTCCATGCTTCATTAGTAAATGGATTTTTGTCCCAGATATACTGATAATACTTCAAATAATCGTTCATAAGAGAATACACGGGGCCTTCGTCTTCGCTTACGCCAAGCCTAATAAACGGTTTAATGCGTGACTCACTGTCCTCAAATTTTCCTTTGAGCAAATGTTGAACTGCTTTTATCTCAGCCACGGGGTCATACCCTAAATCCTCTGCTATGCGTAACATTAAATACGAGTCCTTTTTCTCAACTGTGCCTGATACGACTCTAGCCTCATCACCGGTATCTGGCGCATCAAATAACGTAGCCCAGTTTTGTGCAGGAACCTGATAAAACCTGACATCGTAAAGATAAAGGCGGCTGCTGTGAGCGCTGATAATATACAGGCGATAAAACTTATAAGCGGTGCTATTTATAAAATCATACTCGTGGAACTGCCCGTTATTATCAAAATACTCCTCTGCCAGGATATCCCACGACTCGCCGTCATGAGAACCTTCAATTCTAATATTCTCTGGTGAGTAGCTTGTCGTCTGCCCACCTATCCACAATCTAGTTATAACCGCGGATGATAAGAGTTCAAAGCCAATCCATTCATTGGCATAACCTACCGGCCGCCAATAATTGCCGCTGTCTTCATTAAAAGCATTTCCGGGAGGATAGCTGGTAAGTGACTCACAAGAGGAGTAGATAATATTTTTTACAAAGTGTTTGGAAAAATTGGCTGACTGTTCAGAGGGTATCCATTCAGCATGCTCACCAGCTGCTCTTGGAGGCAAATATATGATATTCCCTCGGCCTGGCCACGAATTATTCATTTCTCCGGTAATATCGTTCACGGCAACATCGTCATAATACATAACAAACGTAGCATTAGAATCGGTTGTGCCTAAGCTTAAATACTTCACATGCCCTGTACCGTTAGGGTCAGTGTCTCCTTCAAACAATAGTAGGGTATCACCATTGCGTCTGACTTCAAACACACCGGAAGTATTATCTACTGATAACCGCCACTCCAGTCTTACCCAAGTATCACACATAAACGCCTGCGCACATTCAGCCACTTGAACACCGCCAATATCAAGATACATGTTCATATATTCGGCTTCTTTTTCCACCCAGACACTGCCTGCGATATTATCGTAAGTGTCATCACGCAATTGCAGTATGGAAAATTTATTGCCTGGAGCGGTATCCGCAAATTTAATATAAAATTCAACTCTACCGTAATGGTCAGCTAAATTTTGTTCTAGATCTCTAAAAATTTGCAGCCTATAATTGCTAGTTGTTGATTTATACATTTCAAGCGCATATCTGGCACCGCGAGCTATATCCGACTGTACCCCAATATGCCGCGACATAAGGCTAGCAGAATCTTGATTAGACTGCCACAGACTGCCAAGCCACACACCGAAATTCCCTCCTACACCTGGCAACATAGGCCGACCTGTCTCGAAACCGTCCTGGAAAATCCTCGCCATGTTCTCACCCCCTATAGCTTGAAAATTTTATTCGGGCCATCATTCCAACTGATAGTGATATCACGGCCATCTGGTTCCACAGGCAATACCAGGGCTGTGTCCTTAAAGGCGATAAGCGGCGATGCTTCATCGGTTGCACCCCGTTTAAAGATCACAATGGCGCCGATCAACGCTCCTTCAACTTCCTCAAACACCGCATTGGCTGCATCAGCCACTCCGTTTTCAGTGGTTTTATTCACCAGCTCAGTTTCTCGTTGTACATTATCGGATAATACGGCCACTCTTGCTGTCCCCGGTATATCGCTGAAAAACTCGTCGTTAGCCAGATCCGGACTGTAACCACCTTCATCCACATTCAGGTTCACCAGCGCTACATCGATGACATCATTATTCCAGGAGATCTCGCCCCGCAAGAACTTATTCCTTCCTTTGTCATACAGTGCATTAGCCAATGGAATCACCCCCTTTTACGCATCACATTCAAACACAATGGTCCCCGACCGGATAACAGAAAACACACCCCGTTCCGGGACGATGATCTGCAGCACCTGAGCCTGATAAACCTTTGTCGGATCATCGCTGAAAACCAGCGGGCCTTTCCCGTCCAGAAAATCCGCTAGGCTGCGCATTTTGTTCATAAGGCTGCCTGTATCAACCGCCTTAATGGTAAAGTCCACTTCTATCTCAAAATCCCGCCTGGCTCCGGGGCCAAAATCCCAGGCTCCGTTCCGGCCGGGAATTTCAACTTTGCGTCGCTGGACCGCCGGGCGCAAGGGGCGTTTAATGCCGGAAATCAGGATGTCCGCCACTGCTGTGGTAACAGGGACATCCTTGAAAGTAAATAGAATGTGCCCGCTCATCACTACACCCCCCTGCTGCGTTTGCGTTGCAATTCATGCAAGCGAACAGCGATTTTTTCAATATCGGAATCATCCCTAACATGCATGTGTTCAATGGTAATGGGACTAATCAGCGGTTGGTCCATTGTTTCCCGACGTTGAGTGAATCCACTGCTGCCTCCTGCATAAGCCAGGGCGGGCACCATGCTCAGGGTGGGATTAGCTGAGAAATTGTCCAACGCCTGAAACTGTCGGCCCAGGGTGCTCACGGAATCGTCCATGTATCCCACAATCCGGCTCATGGACCGTTCAATATAGGAAGGGGACCGTTCCCCCATACCAGCCTGCCAACCGGAAGTTAACGAAGCACCGGCATTTTTGGCGCTGCTCCAGAGGCTGCTGGCCGCATTGCGAATCGTTGTCCCGATATTTCTAAGGGTTGTGGCAACCCTCCCGGGTATCCCCAGCACTTCATCCATGATGCCTTTGACGATGCTTTTTCCGGCTTCTTTCGCTGCTGACAAGGCTTCTCTTCCAAACCCAATGATCCGTTGACGGGTTTGGCTCAACCACCGGCCCACTTTTGCCGGTAGTTCCATGAAGAAAGCAATCACTGCAGCAACTGCCGCTTTGATGCTTTCCACCATACGCGACCGAATTTCAGCCATTTTATCCCGTACCGTTACAAAGGTGCTCTGCAGCCACTGCCCAACTTTACCCGGCAATTCGCTGAAGAAGGTAACGGTTTGATGAATCATGGCCGTCACCGTCTCGATGGTGTTTTCTTTTGCTGTCTCCCACCACAGTGCCATGTTTTCAGCTGTTTGGGCCAGCCAGGCACTTAGCCTCTCCGGTAGTTCGCTAAACCACTGAACCGTCGCCTCGATGCCTTCCTGCACCAACTGGACCATGGAAGCCAGTCCATAGCCCACATAGTAAGGAATGTCTTCAAAGAAGAGTTTGAGTAAAAACACTCCCACCCGTTCTGGAAGCTCGCGAAACCACTGCACCAGCTCCACCACTTTTTCACCCGTCCGGGTCACTACCTCAGCAAAACCTTCCTGAACCGAACTGACCCATTGGGCGACATGGGCACTGGCAGCTTGGAAGGCAGCAGACAACCTGGCGGGCAGACCGGAAAACCAGTCTTTGAGCAGGGTGAGCCCTTCGCCGATTCCACTGACAGCCCTTGAAACCCCATCCTTCAGCCCTGTCCATACCGCCGCGCCCACTTCTTTAATGGTGTCCCAGTTCCTGATCAACAGGTAGCCTATGCTGATAACAGCCACAATAGCTGCTACGACCAGGGCGATGGGGGCGGTCAAGGCAGCAAAAGCAGCCGCCAGGGCTCCTTTAGCCGCTACCAAAGCCCCGGAAGCAGCCGTCGCACCACCCAGCGCCGCTGTTTTACCGGCAATAGCGATAGCAATTTTGGAAAACGCCGAGACCAGTACACCGGCTTTGGCCACAATGGATCCCAGAATATAAATTACAGGGCCAAGAGCTGCAGCAAGCCCTGCGGCGGCTACGATGAGGGTTTGCACCGGTTCCGGCAGTTTGGCAAAGAACTCTGCCGCTTTCATCAGGGCGGCCACCAAGGTGTTTAAGTGAGGAACCAGTATCTCAAAGATCTGGATCCCTACCCCTTCCAGGGCAGATTTCAGCTTAGTCAGCTGACCCTGCAGATTGTCTTCCATGACCTCGGCCATCTCATTAGCCGCTCCGCTGTATTCCCGGGTTGCTTCCGTGAGTTTGGCATAATCATCATCACTGGCATTGATGATGGCCAGCATCCCGCTCATGGCGTTTCTACCAAAGATGGTGGAAGCAGCCTGCGCCTGTTGGGATTCGTCAAGACCCGCAAAAGCACTCCTTAGATCGTCCATCACTTCTTTAAAAGGTTTCATCTCACCGCTGGCATCAGTAATGGAAATGCCCAGTTCATCCAGCAATACCGCCGCATCACCAGAAGGGTCCGCCAGACTGGTGAGGGCTCCCCTTAGTGCCGTCCCTGCCTGGGAACCTTTAATTCCGGCGTTCCCCATCAGACCAATAGCCAAAGCCGCATCTTCTGCACTGTAACCCAAAGCACCGAACAGGGGCGCTGCGTATTTAAAAGTCTCGCCCATGGTGGCCACATTGACGTTGGCGCTGCTGGCGGTGCTGGCCAACAGATCAGCAAAATCAGCCGACTGATCTGCCGACATACCAAACGCGGTCAGGGCGTCGGTGACAATATCGGAAACGGATGCCAGGCTTTCCCCGGAAGCCGCCGCCAGCATCATGATTCCATCCAGGCCGTCCAGCATCTGGGACGTATCCCAGCCGGCCATGGCCATGTATTTCATAGCTTCGGCCGATTGGCTGGCGGAGAACTTGGTGGTGGCACCCATCTCTTTGGCCAGAGTCGATAATTTCTCAAACTCTTCTCCTGTAGCGCCGCTGATGGCCGCCACTTCACTCATGCCCGCTTCAAAATCCATCCCCACTTTGATGGCGGCAGCGCCAAGGCCTACTAAAGGAAGGGTGACAGTGCGGGTTAAGTCTTTGCCGACACTTTGCATCCCTTTGCCAATGTCCTGCATCTTCTGGCCGATGGGTTCCAGACTTTTCCCCAGTTTGTACCAGCCCGATTCCTGCTTGGCGATTTCCTGATTGAGGCTCTTTAAATCCTGCTCCATGCCGTTTAAGGTGGCTTTGGCTTTGTTCAGCTTAATCTCCAGTTCCTGCGTAGCCCGGGCGTCAGCGCCTTTGGTTTCCACCGACTTCTGGTGGGCGGCTTCCAATGCGTCTACTTTCTGGCGCTGCAGTTCCGTCTGACGTGTTAACCGGTCGGAATTTAAGCGAAGCCCATCCAGAGCGGAGCCGTGTTTGCCCAGCTCAGAGGATGCCAGTTGAAACTCCGACTGGACTCTTTTCATCTCCCGGTTTAAGTTGGAGACCCCGTTTTGAAACCCGCTGCTGTCCATCCCCACCCGCACATTTAACTGCCCTACATCTGACATCGCCCGTCACCTCCCTCGTTTTCCGGCATAAAAAAACACCCCTTTTTGGGTGTTACAGGATTTCATCGATATATGCGGTTTCTCTGTCCTGAGCCTTTTTCACAAGATGGAGGTAATAACCGATGTCCATGGTGTCAATGTCGTTTAAAGTCCATCCCTGTTTTAAGAGTCCCAGATACAATTCATCGATCCAGTCCTGGGGATCCGTCACGATCCCCGCTACCCGTTTTTTCCCTCATCACTCCTGGTCTGCCCCAAGGTCCCCACCACACCCTGAATGCATCCTTCGATGGTGGGAAGGAGCTCCTGGGAGGCCAGTCCGTCATACAGCTCATCCCGGGTAAACTGGCGTCCAAAGAGTTCTACCACATAATCCGTCAGCTGGTCCAGTTCTTCCGGCGACAAATCTTCAAAGTTGATCCCCCTGGCCATGGCCAGAGTTTGCCGCACCATCCGGGCGCTGACAAAACCGGTGGTATAGGTTTTTGGTTTACCATTCACTTGCAGGGTTAAATCCATCCGTTTATCCCTCCTATTCAATCACCGACTCTTCAAAGTCAGTGATGGCCAGTGCCAGTGCCGATACAGCGGCATCCACCGCAGCCTGGCTGGCGTCCTCATCGTCCGCCACTGTCTGTGCAGCGGTAATGGCGTCACCCAAATCATCCACCGCACTCTGCGGGTATTCACCCGGGTCGGTTCCCACAACGGCTCCATCCAGTAGGTTCTGGGCATCGCTAATCAAGGCGATGAGCGGTTCTTTTCATGTGGGTACGGGTACCTGGCTAAACCAGGTAAGCGCCCCGGCAAAGTCGTTGGCATCCTCATCGGCGGTGTGCTTCCATTCCCCGTCTCTAATCCGAGGCATGAATGTTAATGTCAGTTTCGGGGTCTTGTGCTCCACGCTGTCTTTTTTCGTGGCATACTCCTCAGTGATCGGCTGCGCCACACCTTTTAAGAGCCAGACAAACCTGTACTTGCCATCGGATTTTAAGCTTTTAAACCCCAGGGCGATGTAGGGCGGTTTATCGGAGACTTTTTCCACCAGGACCCCGTCCTGACCTAAGGTACTGCCAGTCAACTCCGCCCGGGCTGCCAGCGGCAGCTCGGCTGTTTCCAGTTCCACATCAATTTTGCCAAGAGCCGAGACAGATTCCCACAGCTGATCATCCGCATAGAGTTCCTGGGTATTCACTGTCGGGGTAATGGTGGCCATGATGGCACCGGTCAGGGTTTTCACGCTTTCATAACTGAGTTCCGTGGCGGTATCTTCTGTTAACACCGCATAATGAATATTTTTAAGGCCTATCTGTGGCATTTAGCCCACCTCCTTGTAATAGCGCATCACCTTGTGATGCATGTTGGTATTTGGCTCATACAAATCATTAAAACTTCGCCTAAGAAACCCGGCTTCCGTCATCCGCTGATGGATCTGGGATACCAGTTCGGCATAATCCCCTTCACTCCATAGATCCAGCTGAATGTAAACACCGGTGAGTTGCTCCTCATCGTCTGCATGAAGTTCTCCCGTTTCCAGGTAGTTAAAAAAAGTAAGATAGGGGCTTTCGGTGCCGGAATAATGCTGAAACCGGACTGGAATGCCCAAATCCGACAGCGTTTCCATGACCTTCGTGTTTACACTCATAACCTCAACCCCCGTCTTATCTCATCCCGGATAATCTCCACAGCTTTGTTTCTATTCTTTTCATAGGCCGGTCCCAGGAACGGGCGGGCTTTCATCTTGGAAGTACCAAATTCGTGGAACTTCATATAGAAAATTTCGGAGATGTCCCCCCGATCAATTCCCACCAAGACATACTTCTCTTCCCCCTGTTTCCGGGGTCGGCTGATCTTTAAACCCCGCTTCCCCTTCCCCGTCTTTTCCGGTGCGTTCTGGACGGCATCCGTTAAGATGGGTTCTGCCGCTTTGATCAGAGCCTGGTTTTCAATACGCGTTGCTTTTTGACCCAGCTGTTGCAGATTGTCCAGCAGTTCCTGCATTCCTTCCAGTTCAATCTTAGCCACCCCGGCTCACCTCCTGGGCTCGAAGAACCAGATAACGTCTCTGGTATTTCACATTGTCTACGGTCATGATGTGATAGAACTGATCCCGAAACCGGATTCGGTGCCGGGTGTGGATGCCTGGCATAAACCTGATGGTGAAGACGACAGTGTTTTCTGCCTGGATGGCAGCAGCGGCATAGTATTCCCGGCCCCGCAGGTGTTCCGCTTTAGCCCAGACAGTGGCCACATCCTTCCATGAGGTCTCCTCGACCCCGCCCTCGCTGACCAGTGTCTCCGGTTCCTGCAGTGTAATGCGGTGCCGCAGTTCCCCAATTTCCATGGCCGCATCACCAGCTTTCTTTTCGGTAAGGCCCCAGGATCAAGGCCATCACCTGCAGGGTTTCTGCCATGCCGCTGCTGTCATTTTTCAGATGACGGTGGGTTCCTTCCCGTTTTTCGTAGAGGTTGGCCACCGCATAAAACATGGCCTGGTTCACCACCGGCGGGACGATTTCCAGTTCGCTTAAGGGATACCGGAGGATACTTTCACACAGTTCCTGGGCTGTTTCCATGAGACGGATGATGAGGGCATCTTCCTCATTTCCGTCAATACGCAGGTACAACTTCACTTCTTCTAAGGTCATGACTGCCCCCACCTCCATCTACACTGATTTTAGTCTTCTTCTGCTGCAAAGGTCACTTCAGCCAAGGTGTTTTTAGTGAGGATCACATAATCCCCAAAGTCCTGCTCGCTTTGATGGGTTCCTGCAAGGTCTGCTTTATCAGAAATCACCACTTTAAACTCCATGTCGGTGGTTAACTCTTCTGCCAGGCCACTGACGGTAAAATCAAAGGCCTGGGTGGTGTGCTCGTTAAGTTTAGTCCGGGTGGGAGCCGCTTCGTTTTGCCCTTTGATAACATCGCTTAGCCAGAGGATACGTGTTGGAGATTCGATGGTGTAAGGCTCTCCTCCAATAGCTGGATTATTTATGGTCACTTTAGTACCAGCCGGAATCAGTTCTGTTGAGATAATGATGGCATCAGTTACCCACGCATCAGAAAAACTGCTCACATTGGAGTAAGTGGTCAGTGTATTGATTTTGTTGTCCGTTTCACTGTCTTCTTCCAGCACAATCATGGCTCTTTCCATGAGTCCGGCATCCTGCAGTTTTGCCAGAAGTGCATTGACCTCATCTTTTAGGGCAGCAACAGTGCTGGCTGTGCTATCTGGCTGACAAGCAGCAGGCTTCATAGTGGTTCCACCAAAAGTAACCTTTCCTTGGCTGCCTATTTTCAGTTCTCCACCAATTACTGTTTTTTCACCGCCCTGCTCCGTGTAGTTCTTTGTGTTGTAACCCATAGGAATCATCCCTCCTTCTTAATTGGACGGGCAGTCAATCTGCAACTGCCCGCCAGTTTTGTTCGTTACACCTTCTGCTGCAGCACTTTGATAGCTTCCGGCAGAATCAGTTTGCCGTCCACCCGTTGGGTGCCTTTAAAGCCAACCTGTCCGGTTACTGCAAAGAGCTCGTTCAGACGCTGGAAGGAGCGGCCCTGCCGGTCGGCCACCCAATAGTAACCAAAGTCTCCAAACGCGATGGTTTTAGCCGCCGCTTCAATGGTGGGGACAAAGGCAGAGGTTTTCACCGGACGGTTCAAAATGGTGTCCGGCTGGCCTGCTGCAATGGAAGGCTGCCAGAGATATTGACCGTTCCCGTCTTTCAGTTTCCGAATGGCTTTTATCGTTCCGTCGTTCGTGACAAACACCGCTTTTTTGCGGTAGGGAGAGCGCAGGGAATAAAAGAGGTCCATCAGCTCATCCGCTGTGATGGCGGTTGCGGAGGCAGCGGTAACTCCCACTTCAGCACCGCCGGTGGCGTTGAAAATCCCGGTGGGTTTTCCGTCCCCGTCCCCTGTGAAGAAAGCTTCCTCTTCTTTGGCACCAATCCGTCTGGCAAATTCCTTGGCAATATAACTTTCAAGATTAAACACGCTGTCGTTTAAGAGTTCTTCCGATACCTTGATCAGGGTGGCCAGTTTATAAGCTCCGATGGAAACTTGAGTAAAGGTATCATCCGACTCTGGAATGGGGGCTTCTTCATCCACCCAGGCAGCGGTGCCTTTCGTAGCGACTACCGGGATCTTTCGGTCACCACTGGAAGTGGTGATCACTTTGGCCAGAGTTCTGAAAATGTTCTCTTCTTCCAGGGCTTCAATCAGGGTTCGTTCAAATTCGTCCGGGACCAGATAGCCGCCTTCGGTATCTTCACCGATTCTCAGGCTGTTCTGCACCTCATAATGATTCTTGTGTCGCATGGCTTTCCAGAAAGCCTGCCGGTACTCATTGGAAGCCCGCCCTTTTTTCTCATCCTCCAGGGCGACACCCGGCGTGGTTTTAATCGCTGCACTGACAGGCCTGGAAAGTTCCAGATCCATGGCAGCCTGACGCTCAAGGCGGTCGATTTCCTTTCCCAGGCTCACCACATCCGCTTCCATTTTTTCATAGGTGGCGGTGTCTTCTGCGGATAACAACCCGCTGTCTGTTCGTTTGCTGTCCAGAAAAGCCTTGGTATCCTCCCACAGTTTCGCTCGTTTTTCCCGCAGTTCTAAAATCTTGCTCATCTTTCATTCCTCCAATTGTAAATTTTTAATAGGTTCAGCCGCTTTTCCAGCTGAATGATGGGTGTGGCATCATCCGTTTTTTCACTCGCTGCCTTCTTTGCTGATTGTTTCAGAGGCAGCTTTTTCATGAGGGCGTTGGTTACCGTTACCTTGTCAAACAAAAAAGCCGCACTGGGCGACTCCATGGTGGGTATTTCTGTTTCATACAGCACTTTATCGGCAAATCCCAGTTCCACCGCCTTCCCCGCACTCATCCAGGTTTCAGCATCCATCATGTGGGAGATTCGGCTTCTGGGTAAACCTGTTTTCTGCTCATAGGCGTTCACAATGCTTTCCTTTACCTCAGAGAGCATGGCAATACCGCTTTGCAGATCCGTCACTTCCCCGAAAACCACAGTGGCTGGATTATGGATCATCATCATGGCCACCGGGGACATGAACACTTCATCGGCAGCCATGGCGATCACCGACGCCGCACTGGCCGCCACCCCGTCAATTTTGACCGTCACTTTCCCGGGGTACTCCTTCACCATGGTATAGATCTGACTGGCCGCAAACACGTCACCTCCCGGAGAATTTAAAAAGATGATTAGGTTGTCCCTGGCTCCGTCCAGTTCGGCCTTGAACTGCTTGGGGGTAATGTCATCGTCAAACCAGCTGTCTTCTGCGATGTAACCGTCCAGATATAGGATCCGGCCCGATTCATCTTCGCTCCAATTCCAAAATCGTTTCTTCACACGTTATCCCTCCGTTCCATCTGCTATTTGTTGACCCAGGTGCCTGCATGGCCAATATCCACCATATTGCCGTTCACCAGATAGGTACTGCCGCCACTGCCCTCCGGCAGCTTGTTCATGTCTTCCAGTTCCCGAATATCATCAGCGGAGAGCCATCCGTTTTGCCGACCCACTGCATAACCCTGCATCCGGCTCTGGTAATCGCCCCGCAGCAGACCATTTACATTGAATTTCACAAAATATGCTTTTTTCTCTGTAGCTGAAAACAAGGCTCTTTGAATGGCCTGTTCCCACCGGATCACCCACGGGTCCAGCGTGTACATGACAAACTCCAGTGATTGCTGTTCGATGTTGGAGAAACTTGATCGTTCCAGGTCACCCACCATATGGGGCGGCACCCGAAATATCCGGGCGATTTCATTCAGCTGAAATTTCCGGGTTTCCAGAAACTGAGCCTGTTCCGGCGGGATGCCGATACTTTGAAATTTCATTCCTTCTTCCAGCACCGCAATCCGGTGGGCGTTACCGCTTCCCTGGTATACCGCATTCCAGCTCTCCCGAATTTTCGAGGGATCCTTGACCACACCCGGATGTTCCAACACGCCGCCGGGATTTGCCCCATTGGCAAAAAACTTCGCCCCATACTCCTCGGTGGCAATGGCCATGCCGATGGCATTCTTGGCCATAGCGATGGGGGAATAGCCCACCAGCCCGTCAAAACCCAGACCGGGTATGTGAAGGACTTCATCACTACGCAGAGAATAATTAATCCCTTCCTTGTTGTAGAGGTAAAAGAGTTCCCCTCTTTCAGTGCGATCCACCGTCATCTTGTCCGGTAGGAGCGGGTATAGTGCGACCACTTTCCCCCGGCCATCCCGAATAATCTGAGCATAGGCATTTCCCCAAAGTAAAAGATGACCCATCAGTGTTTCCCGGAACACAAATGAAGTCATCTCAGGGTTAGGTTCGCTATGCAGAAGATAGTAAAGGTTATGGTCCAGGGCTTTTTCCTTGCCTTTATCTGTATACTGGTAGGTATGAAGCGGCAGCGAGGCGATCGCCTCCGCCAACACTCTCACGCAAGCATAAACTGCTGTGGTCTGCATGGCCGTTCTTTCATTGACTGTTTTACCACTGGGGGTGGTACCAAAGAAAAAACTGTAGGCACTCCCCCAGAGACTGTTCTCCGGACTGGCCCGGGAACGAAATATTCTTGATAAAAAGGGTATTCTCATAGGCGTTCCTCCTAATTTTGGGCATGAAAAAACCGCTTCATCTCACGAAGCGGTTCAGTGGTTTATTATGTTTATCGTGCTGGCGGGTTATTTAGCAAGAAATAAGTTGTTCCTCGAATTGGAATGCCATCTTTTTCATATCGCCCAAAACCCCACACAGCGTATTCTCTGCGCATCAATAAGTCAAAGAGAATTAATCCGAAAAACAAACCGGAAGCATCTTTGTTGTTTCCACAAGCATGATAAAGTGGTTCGTATACCGTCCCAGTCCAGTCATTTCCAGGAATCCAGCTTGATGTATTAATATCGCTCAAATCCACCTTCTGGTTTAATGCATCAATAACATTTTGATAGTCTGAAGCTGAGAGGTTTTTCATCCAACGATCAAATTCTTTTTTGTGAGGAAGTTTCTCAACATATTTTCCGGTATCTACTGAGTACAACATTACTCTGCACCTCCAGCTTCATACCACTGAACATTAGCGCTATCCTTATGAGTAGGACTAATTCCTTCAACTTTCCCAGCAACGACATAATTGTAGAATGCACGCCCCATCGCAAGACGAACACCCCGATCGATGCTTGCCCAATCAGTGGACAATACCATTTTAATATTGAATGGTGTTCCCGGCTTAATACGCGAAACTCTCTCGAGGAGTTCACGAAACCACCTTTTAAATTCAGTGTCCTCCAGTACTTTGTTCTTGATATAAAGTGCTATTGTCATTCCCTCAGCCTCAGCTTTAGCTTCCAAATGTGCGTACTCTGTGTCACTAAAAGAAATTTGAATTACCCTGCTTGCCATAAAATGCGCCTCCTTTATTTATAATATTAACCTTGTGGTTATTATTATAAACCAGAAAGTATTTCCTTGTCAACAGGTTTTTAATAAAAACCAGAGGCGCTGTTTTTCTCTTATAAAATCAATATCCCCCGCCCATCATAGATACTTCCACGGTTCTCATTTCGAACCGCCCTATCCAGGGCCATAATCAATGCCACAGCACCGTCAATGCGCTCGGTGCTTTTTTCTTTGTCCGGCTTGATGTTGCCCGCCGGGTCAGTTCTAACATAAATGTTGTCCATCATCCACCGCAGAACCGGATGACCACCATGAGCTATCTTTTCCTCTAATGTCAGTTTCATCAATTCTTTTGTCGGAGGGCCCATATCTTTGAATCCTTGACCGAAGGGAACGACAGTAAAGCCCATGCCTTCAAGATTTTGGGTCATTTGCACAGCTCCCCAGCGATCAAAAGCAATTTCACGAATGTTATAGTCTAAGCCTAACTCTTCAATGAAAGATTCTATAAAGCCGTAGTGAACAACATTGCCTTCTGTAGTTTTTAGAAAACCCTGCCTCTCCCACAAGTCATAATTAACATGATCCCGCCGGACACGAAGATCTATTGTTTCCTCCGGAATCCAAAAATACGGGAGGATACTGTATTTATCGTCCTCATCTACCGGAGGGAAAACTAGCACGAAGGCTGTAATGTCAGTAGAAGATGAAAGGTCTAGCCCGCCACAGCAAACCCGGCCTTTTAGTTCTTCCAGGTCCACATTAAATGCACAGGCATCCCATTTATCCATCGGCATCCAGCGCACAGCTTGTTTTACCCATTGGTTAAGGCGGAGCTGCCTAAAGCTGTTCTCTTCGGCAGGGTTTTGTTTTGCCGACTCAAAAGCGGCTTTAACCTTATCCATAGTAACTGTAATTCCAAGAGAGGGGTTTGCCTTTTTCCACACTTTTGGGTCTGTCCAGTCATCCTCTACGGTGGCTCCGTAAATGACAGGGTAGAAAGTAGGATCATTTTTTCTCCCGTTTATAATGTCTACTGCCTTTTGATGTACCTCCCAGCATATACTATTTTGGTTATCCCCCGCAGTGGTTATAAGAAAATACAAAGGCTGCATCCGAGCATCTCCGCTACCTTTGGTCATAACGTCATATAGCTTTCTATTAGGCTGGGTATGAAGCTCATCAAATACCACCCCGTGAGTGTTAAAGCCGTGCTTGTTTTTGACATCGGCGGAAAGCACCTGATATACACTGCCTGTGGGCTGATAGATAAGCCTCTTCATAGAATCAAGTATTTTTACTCGCTTTGCCAGAGCCGGGCACATTCTCACCATGTCTGCCGCTACATTGAAAACAATAGAGGCTTGGTTTCGATCGGCAGCGCAGCCATAGACTTCAGCCCGCTCTTCGCCATCACCGCAAGTAAGAAGGAGAGCAATAGCTGCAGCGAGCTCGCTTTTCCCCATTTTTTTGGGGATCTCTACATAAGCAGTATTAAACTGCCTATATCCATTAGGCTTTAAAATGCCAAATAAGTCCCGCACAATTCGCTCTTGCCAGTCTATAAGTTCAAAGGGTTTTCCTGCCCATGTCCCCTTGGTATGATTTAGAGCCTGTATAAAAGAAACTGCATAGTCGGCGGCATCCTTATTATAAACTGAGTCTTTCGACATAAAACGAGTTGGGGTGTATTTCTTTAGTTTCCGAATAACCGCCGCCTCCTTTCCTACAACAAAAAAGGACCCCCGTTTTGGAGCCCTCTTTATTTTGCGTTTTATTTATAGATTGATTTACTTTTTGTTTTTTGCTTTGATGCCGGTCGGATGCAGTTTCACAAAATGTCCAAGTGCAATTAGTTCTTCAAGTTCCGAAGCAGAATAAACTAAAACCTGCTCGTCATCCTCATCAAAAGGTGCTAATACTAAGCTACCTCCCCAGCGACCCACTATCTGGTAAAACTTCTCACTGGCTTTTGTTTTGAATATATCTCCTTTTTGCATATGCCTTGCCTCCTTGAACTCTACTTACATCAAACATATTGGTAGCGCCACTATCCCTGATAGCCAGTATTTGTTTACTTCTCCTCCACAAATGCTTCAGTAGCTCGGCGCAGGATTTCCACATCAAAGCCTTGAGCCTGATAGCCATCAAAGATAATTGAGTAATAATATAAGCTTGGCTTTCCTAGAGGCCTACCTTCATTCATAGTATAGACCATGGCTTCCACAGCCTTTCCGTTTAGCTTAACCTTCACTGTTTCCTTGCGGTAAAGGAAAGGCCAGCCTTCGTAGCGGTCTAAAGCCGCCTCATCCGCTGCAGTTATTTCCCACACCAGCACCGGAACCCTACCGCCTTTAAATGGCTCCACTGTGGCCACAGCGCCCTCGTGGGGGCCCCTAAAAAGAAGCCTCCAATCCGTCATTTCACTTACCCCGACAACTTTCGCTGTGGGGCATCTGCCCGCCATTTGGGGTAGATTGAGGTTTGACCCGTAGGCGATATAAAGTTTCTTATTCATAGCTTCTTATCCTCCTTCCCGAAAGGGCAGCTTAGGCTGCCCGAAACCGCCAAGCTGCTGAGCCAGTAAGAGCCGCTGTCAAATGCTCTCTGCAGTTTGCAAATTCTTCCCCGATAAGGCCGATTCTGTTTAAGTAGGTTCTCATGGCGAACTTTTCGTTTTCAACCTGGGGCTTTTTGGCTGAAGCGAATTTTTGCGTTAAGGCTTGGTTGTTTAAGGCTAGGGCAAGAACTATGTAGCTTCTAACTTTCCCGGCATGCAGTTCGCTGTTAAAGCCTCTAAGCTCTACCGTATGGTTTCCGGTGAAAAAGCTATGGAGGTTTAGGAAATGATAGCGGCTGTTATGGTAGTGAGTGCCTCGGTTTTCGCTGTAGCCTGCGTACCAAATGTCCTCGATTTGTCTCGTGGTTGTTGGCTTTTTGCGGTTTAGCTTTTCAACCAAAAGGCTGTCCATTTTTTTTGCAGTAGTTCATTCTCTGTGGTGCAATTTTTAAAGCCTTGTAAAAAAGGTCGTTCTTGCTGGCGATGATGTTGACAAAGTTTCTAATGCTTCTTGGTGTGTGGTCGACCCCGTCAAGGTGAATGTGAATTCCGCAGCTGTTGTTGGTAAAGGCTGCGGCCTTCCGAAGCTTTCTTACTAGTTGCTGCAAGGCTTCAATGTCCTCCCGGTAGGTTAGAATGGGGCTTACCAGTTCCACGCTGTAATCTCTTGTTGCGGAAACTTTTCTGCCGCCTTGTTTCTTTTGGTAGTTGATGCTACCGTCGCTCATAAACTTCCAAACCCTGCCGTCCGGTGCTGTAACCTTTTTTATGTCGTAGTAAGTACCGCCTTCGCTGTATGTGCCCTGAAGATGTTCCGCTGCAATTTTTGCTGCCTGGCTTCTTGTGATTCCTGTAAACTCAATCTCGATTCCGTATCTCGCTTTTAGCATGCTCCTCGCTCCTTTTAAAGTGTGTATTCCCCTCGGGGTATGTATATATATCACTCTAAAAGGCATATATAGCAAGGCAATTATCCGATAATTCCGAGATAATTTACACAATTTTTTAGCCGTTTTTGTGTAGTTTATTAATCAATTTTCCGGCACATATCTTCACCAAAAGCCACTCCCAAGGAGCTGCCAGAATCCCAGTTTACATGAATAGTTCCCATATCATCCACACCGGTAACAGTGCCTTTTTCGCCGGGCGTCAGCTTAGTATAGGGGTCATCCATTTTGACAAGAACAACCCTTGTGCCTGATGGGTAGTAACTCTTAAGTTGTTTTAGCATTTCGGGGTGTATTTCTTTCATCGGGATTTAGCCTCCCCATAGGCTGGTTGCCCATTTTTGAAAGCGCTGCTTCCGGAAAGTTTTGATAAAAGAACTTTGCGCTCTTTCTTGTATTCCGGACCAATAAAACCAAGGCGAAGGAGGAAACACCGAAAAGCATACTTTTCATTATTGACATCCTTTTCAGTGGCATTAACCCTTTTCTGCGTCCTGGCCATTTCGCAAAGGGCGGCAATAAAATTGCTATAGGCTTTGACTTCATCAGAACTGTACTCCCCGTAAAACCAAGGGAAAATAATCTTTTCTTCTCCAATGATGACCGGAATGGAATCAGTGTCTAATGCCTTCTTAATGAGTGTTTCCTTGCTTTCTACCACTCGCTTTAAATTTTCAAGGGCTAAATCCGAAAATCCTGACCTTGGCATTTCGATGGTCAAAGAATCGGTTTCTTGCTGTGCTGGGTCATATAAGACAGGTTCGCCAGAGTCCTTATAAGGACTAATTCTGTCTCCGACTTCCGCTTCACATGAAATTTGCACATCCTCTGGAATCGGTTCTGCCTCCGGAAGCGGAGCATCATATTTTTCGCTAACCGCTTTAAAATCGTGCAATCCTAAAAGGTCGGCAACCAGCCCTGGACTATCCTCGCCTTCAAGCACCCCGTTCTTGTCAATGTTGTAACCGCCCACTTCATAAGCAAAAGTAGGGGCACCTAGGTATTTTGATGGAGCGCTCAATACCTGGCTAACAGCATTGACTAACTCTTTTCGTTTCGTGCCGGTCACATTGTATTCAATCCTCATTTTTCATACCACCTTTCGTGTTTGGTAGTAACATATATCACTCTTTAGTTTGTAAATAGCAAGTGGTATGTGAGTAATATCCTTTAAAATATGCAAATTAAGCAGTATCTGGGCCCGAAACATCTTGATGCCTATATTCGACACCATTTCTTAAAAGAAATACACCATCATCGTTTCCTACCTGCTCAATATAGCGCTTAACAATGACATCGCAGAACTTTTCATCAAGCTCGATCATATGGCAAATCCTATCTGTCTGCTCACAGGCAATTAAAGTGCTGCCCGAACCGCCAAAAGGGTCAAGCACGATGCAATTAGTCAAGCTTGAATTTAAAATGGGGTAAGCCACCAATGCTACCGGCTTCATCGTAGGATGGTCTGCATTCTTTTTCGGCTTTTCAAATTCCCAAACGGTGGTCTGTTTGCGGTCCGCATACCAGTTGTGCTTACCAGACTTTTTCCAGCCAAAGAGCACCGGCTCATGCTGCCACTGGTAGGGGGAGCGCCCGAGCACCAACGACTGCTTTTTCCAGATACAAGTGCCGGAAAGATAAAAACCCGCATCGGTAAATGCCTTACGAAAATTTAATCCTTCGGTATCGGCATGGAAAACATAAATAGAAGCATCCTTTGCCATCGCTGTTTCAATATTTTTAAAGGCCGCGAGCAAAAAATCATAGAATGCTTTATTTCCCATATTGTCGTTTTTAATTTTACCAGCAGTTCCTTCATAATTGACATTATATGGAGGGTCAGTTACAGTTAGGTTTGCCCGTTTTCCATCCATCAAAAGTTCAAAGATTTCAGCTTTAGTTGAATCGCCGCAAATAAGACGATGCTTTCCTAAAAGCCATAGATCCCCAAGTTTAGTAACTGCAGGTTTTTTAAGCTCTGCTTCTACATCAAAGTCATCCTCTTTAATGCCTTCCCTAAGAGAATCCTTAAAAAGAGCATCCAGTTCAATAGAATCAAAACCAGTAAGGGATACATCAAAATCTGAACCTTGCAAGTCCGCAATTAAAAGCATCAGTTTATCTTTGTCCCAGTCACCGCTTATTTTATTTAAAGCGATGTTTAGTGCCTTTTCATCAGCTAAATTCATATCCACAACAACGCAATCAATTTCTTTTTGGCCTAGTTCAACCAATACTTTAAATCGCTGATGGCCGCCTATAATATTGCCTGTTCTTTTGTTCCATAAAACCGGTTCAACATAACCGAAGGTTTGAATAGAACGCTTAAGCTTCTCATATTCCGGATCCCCGGGCTTTAAATCTTTTCTTGGGTTATGCTCAGCCGCTTTAAGTTTATCTATTGGTATTCGCTCCAATTTCATTATGTTTTCCATTTCACACCTCCAGCTTTCTAGCAGTTTCGCCAGTGAAGCTTTCCCAGCGTTTTACTATAAGATCACAGTAGGCCGGTGAAAGCTCAACAGCACAACATTTGCGGCCTAGCTGTTCAGCTGCCATAAGCGTAGTACCGGAACCAGCAAAAGGTTCATATACCATATCCCCGGTGTCGGTGGTCAGCTTAATAAAGAAGGCCGGGAGCTTAACCGGAAATACCGCCGAGTGCTTCAGTGAATCCTGATTGCCCGGAATCTGCAGCACATTACCTGCTCTGGCGATTCCTTTTTTAAACTTGCCGCTGACGCTGATGTTGCCGGATCTGCCTTTAGATTTATTGTTTTTACTGGAAACCCGAATTTTAGCTGATACTTTTCCCACATCCCGAGGCTTAAATTTAATCTTCTCAGACCGGGTAAAGTGGAAGATGTCTTCATACATATCTACTAAATCCACAGATATTGTTTTGAGTTTATCTTCGTCAGCTTCCACAAACTGTACCATCCAGTCGATTTCCTCTTTCTTCGTAAAAAAGTGTACCGGTTCAAAATCATTTCTTAAACGATTAGGCCAGCCGCCGGGAAGCCCTATTTTAGTCCAGATAAGCTGGTCTACATATCGCCAGCCAGCTTCCGCCATAGCGATTATGGTCTTAAATACATAGAGGGAACGCTGACCCTTTTCCACATGTTCTTTAATGTTTACAAAAAAGGACCCGCTGTCATCCAGCACCCGATAGACATTTTGAGCTACCCTTAAAAACCAAGCAGGGTAATCATCAGGAGGGATGCCACCATAGTCATCTTTTCTTTGCATGGCGTAGGGAGGAGAAGTAATAACACAGTTAGCTTTATCCCCGGCCATTAATTTTTCCACAGCTTCTATGTTAGTACAATCACCACAAAGCAAGCGCTGTTGCCCCAAAAGCCAGATATCACCCAGCTTAGTTATGGGTTCAATGGGAGCCTCTCCGTCAAAATCATCTTCTATAACTTCTTCCTTTAGCCCCAATAGTTCACTGATCTCCTGATCATCAAAACCGGTAAGAGAGACATCAAAGTCAGTTGCATCAAATTCTGCCATGAGATTTGCCAGCTTATCTTCATCCCAGTCACCTTGAATCTTATTAAGGGCAATACATAAAGCTTTTTCACGAGTTTCATCTAGGTCAACTACTACACAGTCCACTTCAGTCAGCCCTAAATCTATTAAAACTTTTAATCTTTGATGGCCACCAACCACATTGCCGGTCTGTTTATTCCAGATAACAGGCTCCACATAGCCAAATTCAGAAATAGAGCGTTTTAACTTCTCATATTCTTTATCACCGGGCTTTAAATCTTTACGTGGGTTATGTTCGGCGGGGATAAGCTTTTCAATCTTCAATTTTTCCATCCGCATATTTTTCTACCGCCTTTTTAATTTGCTGTATTTATTTGCCCCGCCGGGCACTGAGTAGACGCTCCATTACATCATCTTGAGGATTTACACCTTTGTATTCACCGACACAATTTTCTCTAACGATTTGAAAAATCTCATACCATAAACGGTTAGTCTGGGTCATATAGTTTTGCCCCATTGCCACATAGGGGCTTTGAATGGCGTTTCCTGTCGTCGGATGCTTTGCTAAAAAACCATATTCAGTAATAGCTTCTTCGCATTGAATCCACCTGGCTACGCTCATGGCATAACGTTCAAGAAGCTGAGGGGAAACAAGAGAAGAACAGCCACGTTCATCCAGCCATATCCATGTAGCTTTATATATTTCTCCCGCCACCAGTGCCTTGCCATCCTTTTGTATAGCTTCCAGCATTTTATTAGGCTCCGGCATTTCCTGGCCTTTGAGATCCGCTGTATTTGTAAATTCCATAACCGTTAACTTCCTGCCGCCGGGATTTCCTTCGGCTATTTTTTCGGCCAGTGCCTTCTTTTTTGCTCCTGCTCCGGTTCGAGCACCGCCTCTGTTGGTACCGTCCTTTGCCAATGACCACACCTCACTTTTCCACTAGCCCTATTCCTCCCTTTGAAACTGCGTTTTTTCACGCGAAGCCCCCCGCCGCTGTCCGCTTTAAAAGGTGTAGAGATTTGACCTCCCCCACCGGTCACCGCTTTGGGCAGTGATACGGGAGTGACAGCTTTTGCAAAGAGACATTAGATTTTCCTTATTATTACCACCACCATTAGCTAAAGGAATGATGTGATGCACTTCTTCGGCAGGGGTAAGCCTGCCTTGCCTTTGGCACTCTTCGCAGAGAGGATGGGTTTTAATGTATCTATCCCTGATCCGCTTCCAAGAACGACCGTAACGTTTGTTAGATTCAGGGTCACGCTGGTATTTGTTGTATTGTTTATTAACTAAGCTCTGATGCTGCTCACAATATCTATCATCAGTCAGTTCAGGGCAGCCGGGATAAGAACAAGGCCGTTTAGGCTTTCTTGGCATTTTCTCACCTCAATCTCGATATAAGAAAAGCCCCCGCAGATTTCTCCACGAAGGCTTTTGGATATTCTATTTCGCTATTATAATCATACCACAAGTTGCAGGTATCATTTAGTGTCTTTAGGTATCATGCTTCATAAGCCCTGCGCAAACATCCAAGGCAGCATTATGCAACTTATATAAATGATGGATGCTGTAATGCATGTCCACCGCAATTTGCTCCCAGGTCTTAAAGCATAGGTAGCGAAGCTCCAGTATAGTTTGGTATTCCGGATTGGAAACAGCTTTTATTAGTTCTACAATTTTACGTTTCAAATCAACTAACTTACCAATATCGGCATTTATTTCTGATTCTAAATCCATGATTTTGCAGATGATATCTTCCATACGATGATAATTTCTGGTTTCCTTTGGGGGATCATCGCTGATAGTAGCTGTGGCTCTGGATGCTAATTCACGTAATGAATGCACCTGCTCTAGCTTGCTGTTAATTCTTTGGTCGATGCGATACGCTTGGTTAAGATATGTTTTAATATTCATCAGCATCACCAACTTTCAACCAAGGGAATTTGCCTTCATAATAGGTGTCTGCAATATTTTGTTGAGTCGCTTTATCAAGGGAAGCAAGACGGGTGTATGCTTTATTAAGACTTTCTTCTTGCTCTTCCTTGGTTTTAAAGAATGAACAAGTATTGTTTTTGCATTCCATGGTTTTAAGAATTTTACATTGGCCACTTTTATAAGCAAAACAGTTAATGCACATAAGTTTTCCCCTCCTTAAATGTTGCTTTAACCGCATCGATTAGTGCTGCCTGGGTATTATCTTTATTTCTAAGGGCCTTCATCACTCGCTCATCTATTGTGCCTTTAGCTATTAAGTGGTGAATAACCACAGTATCCTTTTGCCCTTGCCGCCAAAGCCGGGCATTGGTTTGCTGGTAAAGCTCCAGGCTCCAAGTTAGCCCAAACCAGATAAGGGTAGAGCCGCCGGTTTGCAGATTCAGTCCATGACCGGCTGAAGCAGGATGGGCGACTGCTACAGGGATTTCACCGTTATTCCATCTTTTTATCGAATCAGTGCTATCTAGGGCTTCAACACAAAATCGCTCCTTAATTCGGGCCAGATCATGTTTAAACCAGTAAGCAATTAAAACCGGCTTCCCATTGGCAGCTTCAATTAAATCCTCTAAAGCATCCAGCTTGCGGTCGTGTATATGAACCACTGCGCCCTGCTCATCATAGACTGCACCATTAGCCATCTGCAGAAGCTTTCCCGATAAGGCTGCCGCATTTGCCGCTGTAATTTCCTCGCCCTGGATGGTTGTTATTAAATCTCGCTTCATAGCATCAAGGGTTTCCATTTCCTTTTCAGAAAGTTTGACTAGCACTTCGTTTGCAACCAAATCCGGAAGTTTAAGATAGTCTGAACCCTTCATGCTGATGGTGATATCTGAAATGAGCCGGTAGATGGCTTCTTCCGCACCGGGTTTTGGTTTGTAGGAAAATACTATCTGCTGGTTTCGTTTATCCGGTACAAAGTAGTCCTCTCGGTATCTGCCGATAAACCTCCCCAGCCTCTGGCCCAAGTCCAGCAATCTAAACTCAGCCCATAAGTCCATCAGACCATTACTTGCCGGTGTGCCGGTAAGACCGATGATTCTTTTGACCCGGGGCCGGACTTTCATCAGCGACCGGAAACGTTTTGCTTGGTGATTCTTAAAGGATGAGAGCTCGTCTACAATCACAGTGTCAAAGTCAAAGGGGAGAGAGCTATCTTCCACAAACCATTTAACGTTTTCACGATTAATGATGTAAATATCTGCTTTTTTCATTAGTGCCGTCTTGCGCTCTGCTTCAGTGCCAACAGCAACTGAATATATTAGTCCCTGCAGGTGATCCCATTTTTCTATTTCTGCAGGCCATGTATCTCTGGCAACCCGCAAAGGCGCTATAATCAGGATTTTGTGTATCTCAAAACTGTCAAACAGAAGGTTATTTAAAGCTGTTAGTGTAAGGGCGGTCTTTCCTAACCTAAGCCCATATCCAAAAATACCGCTGCAATCGGATTCTTTTCAATGTACCCGGTTGCATACCGCTGGTAATCGTGTGGTATGAACTTCATCTGGCATCACCTCCCAAAATTTCAGAGATCATCTCTTGTATTTGCTTTTCATCAGCTAAAACATATACCTTAAAGCCAAGCCGCCGCAGCAGCTCGTGCCTTGCTTCTTGTAGTGGGCGGGGTTTCATGCCCGGAGCTTTCACTTCCACAAAAGCTATTTTTCCTTCCGGTAAAAGCACAAGGCGGTCGGGCATCCCGTCAAATCCAGGGCAGATAAGCTTAGGTGCAATTCCTCCCGCTGCTTTAATCGCCTTTGCCAGTTTTCGTTCTAATGCTTTTTCTCTCATAAGCGCCTCCAATAATTTGTGACAAGTGTGACACCTGTGACAAGGTTTCTATATATAATACATAGGCCATATAGACCCTTATAGACCCTATAGTGTATATAGTAAATAACTCACAATATATATAGGGTAATCCTGTCACAGTTGTCACACTATACCCTCTAAACCCCATGCTTAGTGGGTTTTTAAGGTTGTGACAAGTTTTAATTCTTGTCACGCTCCCACATGCGTTGCAGCCCATAAATCGGTATGCGCTTTCGCGATTCCGTTGATATCCATCCCAGCTTCCGAAGTACTACGCCAATTTCGTAGCTGTCCGCTTTTTTAATGAGAGAAGGGTCCTTACCGTAACATTCAGCCCATATTTCCATAGGACTCACAAACTCTCTTTCAACCGTGCCTTCCTCAGGCTTTCCAAAGTCAGTCCCATGTAAAAATGACCTTCTTGCCCCGATATCGTAATCAGCCCAATTCTCTGGTAAAAGCCTCTCTAGGTAATCACGCACCATTCCTTCTCTTGGGTCGGTTTCAAGCGCGGCATTTTGTTCCCTTACAGCAATCTCCTTAACAGAACCTTCCAGATATAGCTTCTCGCCTTTTTTCCACATAACTAGGGCTTCCGCCCATATCTGCTTTACGTCTTCTTCGGTAATGTCCCAAGAGTGTTTTTTCGTTCCGCCGGGAGTTTTTACGGGCCAGAATCGCCTGTTGCCCGTAGGGTCCCGTAGAAACCCACCTGTGCTGTTGACCGTGGCCACGATTATTGATTGGCGAGGATGGCTTTCCACCACACGCCCATAGCTGGCTCGATACTTATCATCACGCCTGCTGATAAAGGATTTCACACTATCGATATCCGATTTTCGCATTCCGGTTAATTCGCCGATTTCTAAAATCCAGTACCCCTGTAGTTTTTCAGCACCGGCTTTATCCTGCATATCCGTAAGGGTAAGGCCATCATTAAACCATTCATCACCGGCAAGCCTATTAAACAAGGTGCTTTTACCTTTTTCCTGGGGGCCATCCATCACCAGCACACTGTCAAATTTAATGCCTGGTATAAAAATCCGAGCCACTGCTGCCACAATGGTTTTTCGGGTCACAGCCCTTACGTAGGCAGTGTCATCAGCGCCTAAGTAGTCAATGAGCAATGTTTCTACCCGAGGAGCTCCATCCCAAGGGGGTAGGGAGTTTAAGTATTTGCGAATGGGATGATGTTTGCGTTTCGCCGCCACCATATTTAACGCGTCTTGGGTCTTATTCGGCGAATAGATGCCATAAATATTGCTTAAATAAACTCGCAGCTGGGAGGTGTCATTATCGGTCCAGCTTGGGTATTTAATAGGCTCCCACACAGGCTTGGCGAGAAAATCCAGGCTGCTTTTAAGTTCGTTATAACCCACGACAGCCACATTCGGGTCATTGTCCAAGATGATTACCAGGTTATCGAGGGTGTCCTTTACCTTGCCATTCTTTTCGACCTCCAGCTGCGATTGCCAATTATCATCACTAGAGATAACTGCGTCAAATTCTTCTTTTGCTTTTTCCATTCGCTTTTTTGCCAGCCATCTTTTCACAGCTTCATCATTTAGGGCGTAATCGAGCATTGCTTTTACACTTTTTGTTTCCTCCAGATGCCCAAAGCGGTGAACTCGATATAAGTCAAAGGCATTAAGGAGCTGCGCATATGCGGGATCGCTGGCATGATTTGAGTACACAAACTTATCGTCATAAACCACCACGCCCGCTGTGCTGTCAGCGGGGATATAACCGTAGCGTCCACCTTCAGCAGGCTCATATATATCGGAGAGTTCCGACTCTATTAAAGTTTGAATAGGATAGTAGGCATTGTTAAAGGCTCCAATGATTCCATCCTTTGAGAGTGGATCGGCTTGGTGTTTAACTTCATGGCTGATTACTGCACTTTCCCGTGAAGAAGTGGGAAGCTGGGAGCAGTCTCGCCAGTTCGGGTGCTCTGCCAAATATTTATCCGGGTCTAGCCACTTACCATCAAATCGTTTGAATATATACTCGCCGTTGGATGGTGTTGTAGGCCAGTACATTAACTGATGGGGTCTATAGGAACATTCATCAAACTGGTCAATTTCCCAGTCAGATGCATAGTACCGGGTAATCGCTGCATATTCGTCTGAAGTTATGTCCCGGGTAAGGGGAATAATAATCCTAAGCCTTGGTTCCTCCGGTGTATGCCCATGAGTGGAGTAGAGGCAGGAAGTGTATTTGTTATCCCTTTCGTAATGGCTGACAAAATCCTTAGCAACTTTATCCCCATCAAGGGTCAGCATCGAGCGGCATTCCACCATTTCCCGCTTGCGCCTGCCATTTTTAAGCCAGCCCCCGACAAAGCCGCCTTTGTCTTTGACCCCGTCCCGCTCTTTTTTGGGGAGATGGGGGTATTCCTCCACCGTCTCAGAAGTGCGGACAGTATTTTCTAGGCGTTTGCAAAGCTCATCGAAGGTAATGGTCTTGTTTGACCATTTCTTAGCGAAGCGGCTATTGCCGTAGGCTATTTTTAGTTCATACATGGCTGGCACCCCGGTTTGCTTTACTGCCGCCTAAAAAGTCATCCCAAGCAGTGAGGGGGTAACTATTTACTGTGCCAAAGCGCTCATCGTTAGTTTCGCAAGGACGTATCTCTATAGCACGGGCCCGGCAAAATGCCGATAGCTGTTTTCCAATGCGTTGACACTCGGTCATAGTCCAGTTTTGTTTGAATACCTTGTTGTATTTAGCCACCGTGTAGAACTTAAGCGATTCATTAAGGGCAATTTCAAGACTTTCTTTTTCTTCAAGTAATCCGAAAATACGTCGTTCGGCATCTTCCACACGTCTGCGAAGGATGGCTTGAGCACGATCTATAACAGCATCAGGGTCATTCCATGCTTCTTCAACTGATATAAAATATTGCCGGAACTGTTTACCTTTTTCGGAACGTTGGAGCATACAGATTTCCTTAGCCATCGGGATAGAAAGCTGATGGTCGGTCCGCTGCTTTCCTGGGAGCCCATCAGACCTATTACTCAAAATTGAGTAATAGTCTTTTCCTTGTATAAAGCCGTAATCACTCATTCTTATAAACCAATCGTTATATCGTGTTTCAACACCCAGCGCCAAATGGAGTTCACGTCCGCTGACTGTTGGTTTTTCATTTTTGTAGTTGATAGCAATCAGTTCAGTCATCCCGTAACCTCCTCGCACTTATAGTTGAAGTATCTGATAGGCATGCCGCGTTTCTTTGCCTTGGCTATTTCCTGTGCCATTCCCTGAGAAATTTTATCGAATGCCCATAATTCATCACATTTGCCGAGAAGAATAAGGGCAAAGCTAAGTCCTAATTCCCGTTCCTCCTTGTCCTCATCATCCATAAATTGCGGATAATGCAGGTGCGGCGCTAGGGGAATACACCCCTTGCTAACAGCAAGCCTGCAGTATCCCCGGGCCCGTTCCGTGTTTCTTTCTGTGTCACCAGCATAAGGAGAAGCTATATACACAAGGGGAAGATACTTCTTTTTTACTTCTTCTTCCCTAATAACATTTGTTAGAGCTTCATAGGGAGTGGGATCATAGTAGCCTTCGGAATTCTTCTTATTGATACTCATAGGCCAGCCCCCACTTTTTTGTATCTCCCCAATTTTGATTTACTGCAATTTGGGCAGTAAACAGCCGTCCCGTAGAGGTCACTTTCGCCATCGCTAAATAATTCTGCAAGGTCAATCTCCACCTCGCACCCGCAGCCGGGGCAAATACAAAATACATTGTCATCGTGGAGCTCCACGGTTATATCAACCGTAGGGCTGATTTTTTCTTTTACATAAAACATAAAACTTGCCTCCTCTTATTTATTAGGGGCTTTAGCCCTTACTACCCACAGGACAGTAAAAGAGGTTTGGCAACTAAAAAATCAGTCTTTTTTATAAAAGCTGGTTTCATAACCGTCCGCTCTCAATAAAAGCCCTTTCGCCCAGGACGGGGGTTGGCTCATTATTTGACAAATATCTTCAGTAGTTATTTGGTTTTCGGCTTCAATAACAATTTCATCGTGGATGTGCATTACAATAGGGAAATGCCGAAGATTCTGCATGGCATGGCAGAGGAGGTCACGACTGAGAGCTTGTACGATATTCTCTACAAATTTAGGACCGTAGGATTGTAGCCGCTCCCATTTTTTCATTCCTCCGATACCTTCGTAAGTCACGCAATCTGAACCAAACTGGTTAATTCCAATTCGCGGCTTTACATAGGCAAGGCGTCTGCCGGAGGGTAGGGTTATAAAGAGCATTCCGCTCTGATAGGAAAAGCGACTATTGTGTGTTTCAGTTGTAGTCCGATCCCTAACTGCCTTTATTGCCGCCCGGTCAACATCCCACCAAAAGCGCACGATGTTTGAGTTAGCCGAGCGCCAAGAGTTAACCAGGGGCTTAAGCTCATCTTCAGTTAAACCCATCTCCAGAGCGCCCATTGCTTTTAAGGCTCCGACTGAGCCGCCGTAACCACAGGCTAAATCTGCCACTTTACCTTTTTGTCTTAATGGATCTTTTTTATCTATCTGCTCAATAGGCACTTGGAACATTTGGCTTGCCGTGGCTATATATAAGTCCTTTTTTGCTTTGTAGGCATCAAGCACCCATTTTTCACTTGCAAGCCAAGCTAAAACAATTCTCTCGATTGAAGAAAAATCCGCCACGATGAATTTGCAGCCATCCTTGGGAATAAAAGAGGTGCGTATAAGCTCCGACAATACCTCCGGCACGGAATCATAGAGCATTTCCAAAGCTGCAAAATTGCCGGAACGCACCAGACTTCGCGCCTGTGCAAGATCAGGGATTTGGTTGCGGGGCAGGTTTTGTAATTGTATTAATCTCCCTGCGAACCTACCCGTCCGATTTGCTCCATAAAATTGAAACATTCCCCTAGCACGACCATCAGAACAAACAGCGTTTTCCATTGCTTGATATTTCTTTACCGATGATTTTGCCAATTGTTGACGGAGTGACAGTACCTCACCAAGGGGTTCTATTGCAGTCGCAAGCAGCTCCGATACAGTTTTTTTGCCGAGAGTTTCTGTTTCTAGGCCATTGTCAGCCAGCCAATCTTTTAACTGCTGCACAGAATTAGGGTTATCAAGAGCAGTTAGTGATTTCATTTTTTCTAGCAATTCAGAGCGGGAGCGTTCATCTATTTCGATAGCGCGATTTACAAACTCCAAATCCAAAGCCACACCCCGGTCATTAATTTCCTGGTCGAGATGGTATTCATCCCAAATGCTCTCCGGCACAGGAAACCTCGCTAGTTTCGCCTGAATGGAGATTTCAGCTTCCACATCCCGGCGGTTATATACTTTAAATGCCGACCACTTATCTTGATCATGTATTGGCAGGTTTCGATTTCTTTGACCATTAGAAGTAGTGGGTTTGCATGGAGTGCAAAAGTAACGAATTAAATCCTTGCCCTCTATCAGCTTTTGTTTCTCCAGCCCTAATACTGCGCCTAAACCTTCTAACGATAAGGGAAGTCCCATATAGGCTGACCAGACCATGGTGCATCGCCAAGATTTTGGGGCCAGATACTCTGTAGTCAGGCCCAGCCATCTTGACAGGCAGATTCGTTCAAAATTGGCATTAAATGCCCATTTTGTTACGTCAAAATCAGTAAGAGCGTTTATAATTTTATCTGGCAGCTTTTCGCCGCAAGCAAGATCAACCACCTGAACCTGGCCACCATCAACGGAGTAAGCAAATAATAAAACCTCAAAATCCTCAGCCTCGACATAACGGTAAACGCCGGACTTGGCAAGGTTTACACTACTGAAGGTCTCAATATCAATTTCTAATGTTTTCATTAAACGCTCCTTTCCTTGTAATAGATTTAGGGCAGCGAAGATAAGCCTCGCTGCCCGTAAGTGTAAATTAGGAAAGGAAGTCCTCATCGGGGTCGGTGTCAAAATCATCCTCCGCTCTGGTCTTGCCACCAAGGGGTTCACCATCACGAATTTTTTGCAGATTATTAAGGCCGCAAGCAATCCCCTTATTGCCATTGCTATTGAATGCATATAGGTTAATACTGGCTCTGCCGTATACTCCGCTGTAAACTTCCGAACGTTCAAGGATAGGCTGAAGATCGGCATCAACAATGCCCGGTGCAGTAGCGGAGTTAGCATTAATAAAATAGGCATTGGCGTAAGCTGGGTCATCCGGCCTTTCGGCATCTCCATCGCGTAATGGTGTTTTAATAGCGGTTAGAGGAGGCACAGTTTTACCATTTCCTTTTAGCTTTGATTCGCCCTCACGGTAAGCAGCTTCAATAGCGGCTTTGATTTTAGCTAAAGTTTGAGTGTCGGACTTAGGGATGATAAGGGATACCGAAAATTTAGGTGTGCCCCCATTAATAGATTTTGCCTCCCATACATTTGTATAAGACCAGCGCGTATTGGGACCTGTAATAACCTTCATAGGGTTCTGGTTGACTTTTTTCGACATAATTTTTCCTCCTTAAATTTCTTTGAAATCATTGATTGCGGTATTTATAGCCGGTCGTTTATCACTCTCCGGCACAAGGGTTGGCTTGCCCTCTGGCTTCTCCACAAGCCCACCGAGCAGTTCGGCAAATCTGGCTTTACCGAGAGTCTTTTCCATGACGGTAATGCCTTTTATCTTGCGCTCGTAAGGATCATAACCGGCCTCATGTACTACCTTGGCGATAGTATCTTCATTGGTGTACCTGCGATTGCTCCTGCCTTCGACTAACTTCCAGCCGAGCCACTGTTTCCCGCCGAGAGCAGCTTGCAGGGCGTAGTCCTTGATGTCAGAGGCCCACGATACCAGTTCATCAATTTTACCGAGGATGGCTTCAACGTCTCCATCTTCCAAAAGCGGCGGCAGTTTAAAGTCATAGCGGGCAAGTGCCATATTGTACTCGGCCCTGGCTCGGCATTCATGTTTCGCTTTGCAGAATCTGCACCACTCGCCGCATTTGAATTCACCTTCCCCGGCGTAGGCAAGATGAGCAGTAGGCTTCAAAACCTCATCCGCCCATTGGTATAGGCTTTCTTTGAAAACAGTATGGGTGCTGATGTTGTCCCTGCGGGGCTGGTAGACGGACATAGAAACTGTGTTGATATCGTAGATGCCATCGAACAGTTCTAATGCACCCAAGGCATATAATTTCATCTGTGGATTGTTTTCCGCTTCCACTAAAACACCTTGGCCATGTTTATAATCCACAATGTGGAGAACCCCATCGGCGATAATGACGCAGTCGCCGGTGCCAAAGCCGCCTTCGACATATTTGGAGAAATCAAGGCGCTGTTCAATAAGGATCATTGGGTCGGCGCATTCCTGCTTTGCCTTTTCTAAAAGTTCTAGAATATAGGCTGCATAACCGATAGCGCATTCTTCCATTTCCTCGTTGTAGTAAGTAAGGCCAACGGTGGGGTCTTTAGCTTTTATGCCTAAAGCGGCTTTTAATTTGAACTCACCTAAGGTATGGGCATCTGCTCCTTCGGCTGCGTAATTGCTGCCCCTATCCTCATACTGCTCGCATAGCCTTGCGGAAGGCGGGCAATTAAGCCAACGGTGGCTTGAGGAAGCAGAAAGAAGTGCATGATTACCCATTCCCTAATTCCTCCGCTTCCGCAAGTAGAGCAGGGTACTGTGCCGGATCAATCTCGCTAAGCTTTTCTGCCCCATGCTTTTCCAGGAGAGCCTTAATCTCTGCGGTGTGGCCGTTGCGGGACTTCTCTGCAAGAATAGCTCTGACGGCCTCTAGTGTGAGCGGCTTTTCTTCCGGCGGAGAAGATGCTCTCTCAGCCTGTTCTTCTTCCTGGATACCGCCGCTGCCGGTAAATAAGTCAGCGAGAGAGTCTGCTGCACTTATGAGTGCTTGAGCAGCATTTCGCAGTTCTGTTACCACAATGGATAATTCACTCATCTTGCCCATCTGGTTTCTCCCCTTCCCCCTTGGATACGTCTTGCTGTTGAAGTACGAGCAGCTTCTTAGCGAGACGTTTTGACACAACACTTATTGCGGCGAGAATACCGGCGAGTTCTTCATTAAACTCGGGATCTCGCAGTTCTGCATCCGTGTTGTTTGCCTTTGTTTGCATATAGCTACCTCCGTTTCTGGGGGAAATTGTTCTCCCCTCACCATCCACAGGACAGCAAGGGGAGGTTTGGCAACCAAGGAAGGAGTTTTATTTTTTTGTTTCTATAATCACACGCAGCTTTTCTAAGATTATTTTCTTGCGCTTATTCACACTTTGACGTTTCAAGCCGATGTCTGCGGCATAATCCCGCTCAGTGCGGTTTTTGAAGAAGAGCGCATCTATAAGGGAGTGTTCTTCCGGGTCCAGTTCTTTTAATGCTGCATACAGCTCTTCGAGAAGCAGCTTGTCCGCAATAAGCTCGGCAATATCAACGGGGTCGGTTATCTCAAAGCCTTCTTCTTTAAATCTTTCTAGTGATAGAGCACTGCCTGTCCGCTGTTTACCACACTTACTGCAATCTTCAGTGCATCGTTTTGTTCTGCCTTTACCATCACTAATAATGTAGCGTTTCTCACGTTCTTTGCGCTTGTGTTCTGCCCAGGCCGGGCGTTTGTAAGCTCGGTAGACTTCTTCTGTAACATAGATTTTCTTTCCGTCAATTTTGATGTAGTGCTGAATCTTTGGCTGTTGATTGTCACTCTTTGGCATAAATTAGCCCCTTTCTCCAGCGAGAAAAGGGCATAACTATCAGCCAAAAAACTCGCCGTTTTTTTTAAACGGGAGCCTTTCGGCTGTCTTTTAGAAAAAGTACTTCTTATGCTTCTGATTTAATTTTAGTGGATAATGAACCGCTATAAGCGGTCACTACATGTCCGCTTATTGAAAGGAAAAGGTAGAGGTCTGTGTATGACCAGCCCTCAATACAGCACTTTTGAATAAGGTACTGCTGACGTTCTGTAAGCTGCGACATGGCATGGCTGACTGCTTCAGAACTCATAAGATCAGCAAGTAAGTCTGTACCGTCAGAAAAGAAGCGCACGTCCTCATAGGTAAAAGTGCTTAATTGGGTGTGGCGGTCAGGACGGCTATTGCGCCGGTCGTTGCTCTTCTCTGCTGCCACGGATTCCAAGTAGAAGGTTCCGACTTCCTCGGATACTTCCAACTCAATGGTTTTACCGTCTGCATCTTTGTAATTGATTTTCATTGTTTGGCTCCTTTCGGAGCCTGAACAAGCAACTACAAAGCAAAGAACGAGCCTAAACGCATAGCTTTACAGCTACTTGTCAGGCTCGTCCGTCGTATTTAATCTCTGCCGCTTATAGCGGCATTTGCGTCGTGCTCAGTACAAGGTACTCAGTGGTTATTCAATTTTTCTCAATCCGACTTCTGCTTTGCAGTGATAGCATTTAGTGTAGTAGTCCGCTTTCCAGGGGTCATTCTTTTCCATCACGTGCAACTCTGAATGTGTATTCTGCTCAGCATCAATAAGCCGACCGAAACCACAAGCTGGACAGGGTAATCGCTTTTTTTGAAACTTATGTCCGAAGGGCTTCATTAGCTTTACCGTATTTGTTTGCATAGGAACACCTCCGTTCTTATTGTGTCTATGTTAGCGAACTTGCGAACATCGGGGTAAAATATATGGAGAATCCTTAAGTTTAGAATTCTCCGAATTTAATGGAGCAACAAGTTCAAATCTTCAAGCCGTATCGACATAGCAGACTTGGACACATTATATATGTCGGCCATTTCCCTGATGCAGGAATCAGACAGGTACACAGGGGAGAGAGCGTCAACCGCTACTCCCAAACGTTCAGCCATCATCATCCTCACTGTCTTGGCAGGCATAATTAATGCAGCAGCCAGCCGATTCGCCTGCCATTCACGCACTTCCTCATCTGTCATAGGCAATCTCCGTGCACCATCTTCAATTTGATAAACGGCGCATAGGATTTTCGGTATTACATTTCCTGGCTTCTGGTAGTAAAAACGGTGATGAAGAATAAGGTGGGCACACTCGTGGATGATAGTAAAGCGGACTCTACCCTCAACTTCACTACAAAGAATCTCTTTATCAACAAATATATAACCCTTTTCAACCTCAAGCGGGTATTGTTTTGTACGGTCGTCATTCCAGACCATCAATACTCCATCGTTGAAGCATGTACATCCTAGGGTCTTTTTGTCCTGAGATAGGTTGGCGAAGTCAATCTTTGCATCCAAGTGAAATTCCGCAAAGTGGTCTACATCCATCGCCTGCGGTGTAACAAGAAGTTCCCCCTGTTTATATATTTTGAGAATCTCCTCAGCTTTTTTCTCAAGCCGTTCTGGTGAATAGTTGTGATACAAGCTGTTCCCTCCAATCATGGAATTGTCGTCGGCGGTCACTCGCCAATTTTTTTGTTAATTAGCTCGATGACCTCCCGCCAGCCCTCGTCCGAAAGGTTTCCCGATTTCGCCCTACGGAGGGCAACTCGCGCTAAGTCCTTCTCCATGATGTATTCAGGAAGGTCGGAGGACACGGTCTTTGTTTTGGTCAGTGCTGCCAAATCCAGCATATGGGCTTTTTCCTCCTCCTGCAGTTTCAGGATTTGGGCGATTTCATCCAGTTTCTTGTCAGGGGGATATCGACGCCCTTTTTCAATATCGCTCATATAAGCGGGTGCAATATCCAGTTCAGCCGCAAATCCCCTAAGTGTTAATCCCAGAGCCTTGCGTCTTTCTTCTATGAATTTACCGAAAGCAGTCTCGTTTTCGTTCAT